GCTTTTCTCCAAAAATCCATCTATAATAAATCATGTCTTAAATATACGGGGCATTAGCTCAGCTGGGAGAGCGCTACACTGGCAGTGTAGAGGTCAGCGGTTCGAGCCCGCTATGCTCCATCTCGGAAACAAACGGCGCTATATCAACGATGACTAAACGGTGACTTACACGATGACTAATCGCAGTGTAACGCACCTAACTCCGACAGTGTAGCGCATCGATTATCAATCGTCTTCTAAACGGATTTAGGAGGCGATTTTTTTAATGCATTCAGAACGGCGGAAGGGTAAACGAGTTAAAAACGGAAGATCTTTAACGAAGACTAAACGAAGTGGTATTTATTCGATAACGACGATGTTTGAAAAACTATGCGACGCAAAGAGAGCGGAAAATAGGGCCCCCGAAACAATCGATCGGTATATGCGTGCCTGTCGTTATTTACTTGAGTACGCGAAGATGGTCAGTGTAGGCGATGATATACGAGATATCGACGTTGACTTTGCGCGCGGATTCGTATCGTGGCTCCTGCATGAGCGCGTAAAATTCGACGGCCATAAATTTAAGAAGGACGAACATAAGACGCCCGGACTCTCCCCGAAATCGGTTAACGACTACATAAAAACTATGCGGACGTTTTTTCGTTTTTGTATAAAAGCAGGGTCTGCGGCTGAAAATCCTTTCGAAGAGACGAAATTGGTGACAGATCCGGAAGAGATGGTCAATATCTTATCTCCGGATGAAATGCGGAAATTACTTTCCATTCCGGATCAACGTTCGTATGTAGGGTTTCGCGATTATGTTGCGTTGACCTGTTTAATCGACTCGATGACACGTGTCGGTGAGATATTATCGTTAACTGAGGACAGTGTCGATTTCTCATCTGACACAGTATATCTTAGTGCGTGGGACGTCAAAACACGGAAAGGGAGATTTGTCCCGTTAGAAAAAAGGACGATGAATCTATTAAAAGAATTAATTAAGGAAAATGAGGATTTTGATAGTGATTATGTCTTCCTAACAAACTATGGAGAAAAAATGACAACAAACCACTTCAGACAGCGACTAAATACTTATGCGGAGAAAGCAGGCATAAAGAAACGAGTACATCCACACCTGATAAGACACACAGGCGCTACGATGTTTTTAGAGGATGGCGGAGATATAAGACACCTACAAGCCCTTCTAGGTCACGCAGATATGCGAATGGTGAAACGATATACTCACCTATCAAAGCAGTCGCTAAAGGCTCAACATAAAAAACATTCTCCTCTAGCACAAATAACTGGAAAACTTAATAAGGAACGAAAAACGCGACGCAAATAGACTCGGCCGATTGGCCGGGTTATTTTTTTTGTCTAAAACGCTGTCCGATCCGGAAAGTTTATACGCAACTAATAATGAACGCAGGAAAACGTGTGCCATTCCGGAAATGACTTCGCAGTTATCTATGACAGCGAAATTTTAAAAACGGTGTCCATTTCGGAAAGTCGTTGCGCAGTTATAAGTGACGGCGGAAAAAATTTCGAATTTATTGTGCGGTTTTAAAAAGTCGCGGGTATTATTTCATGAAGGCTACAGCGGGGAGTTACTAACGCAAAGGAGGCGGTTGTCATATTACCGAGAATGAGGATTACGGGAGCAGCGGCGGAAATGATCGTAGTAAGCGATCTTATATTGAAGGGCTACGAGCCGTACTTACCTACGATGGGGAATACGGAATGCGACATGCTCGTTGAGAAGGACGGAAAGGCTTATCGGGTTCAGGTGAAAAGCGCGCGTTCAGAAGACGGTGAAAAGGTTAAATTCGATATCACCCGGCCGAGTGCATCTAGTAAGCATTACAGCAAAGAGGATTTCGACATCCTCGCGCTACACGACTTTTACTCCGGAAAAACGGCGTATCTAGTATGGCGCGATCTTCCGCATAAAAGGAGTATTACGTTGAGGTATTCGAATACAGTCGGCAGCAACGCTTTTGTAGGCGCAAATGGACGTCTGTTCTTCGATGACTACCTAGAATTTCCGGAGATCATTACGAAAGAGATTGCGGGGTGATAAACGGATGACAAACGAAAAGCGACCGATTGATTTCCACGAGCACAGGTTCGTCTGTGGAACTAATTCAGGAGGTGACTGTTATGTACGAAGGTAGAAACGAATCTGAAGACGAGCTTTTGTTCGTACATCTTACTAGATTTTTATCTGAAGCACACAATATGGGCGGCGATCAGGGAACCGGGAGGAAGAATGCGGTTAAACTAATTGAACTTCTCGAATCGAAAGGGTACGTCATCGCGAAGGTGTTCGATAAGGGGGCTATGTCTTGAACGAAGAACGGGGCGTTTTGGATTTACGCGAGCACAAATTCGCACAGGTAGCGAGCAGCGTATTGTCTGACGTCAAGGTTCTCGACAAGAGTGCGCAAAAGCTCGTTTATACGATGTTGTCGATGCACGCGGATAATCACAGCAAGCAGTCGTTTCCTTCGATCAAGACGCTGGCAGCCGAATGTTTCTGCTCGGAGAATACGGTCCGGGAGGCTTTACGGAAGTTGAAGGAAGTCGGATTGATCGATATTCGCGAAAGAAGGAGCAAAGAGAGCGGACAATTATCGAACCTGTACGTACTGCTTCCAATACCGAAATCGTTCGAAAATGAAGCCGGGGGTTCATGAGGTGAACCCGTCCCTTGCTCAAACGACAGACGAACTATACTCATTTACTATACGCATTATCTATACTCAATTAAATAATAGCGCTCATATACATTCGCGCGGATATTCTTACTAAAGATATATCGCGATAAAGGAACATCTGCAAGAGTGAGCGTATGCGAACGATTGCTAGGTTTTAATAATAACGAAGGGAGTACGATAGTATGGCTTTTTACGAATATACACAGAACAATAGCGGTGGGTCTTTCCTTACGAATGATAAACTTTGTCACCGGATCTTCATTGAGGCGAATTCTTACGAAGAAGCGGACACAATTGCAGAAGGCCTTGGCGTCTACTGGAACGGAGTAAGCGAAGGTATTGACTGCGGCTGTTGTGGAGATCGTTGGGGAATCGCAGACCCAGTCGAGTTAGATCGTATTAACAAAAAAGGATGGGAAGCAGGGGTTTACTCGAATATAGCTTCGCCTGAAAAAGAAGAGGAATGGAAGGCGCGATACGGTAATTACCCGATCCACACTGCGCCAACTTGGTCCGATTATATATTCCGAAGTTACTCCGGAAAGGTATCCTTCGAAAATGTCGAACAGTACGCTCAATTCCTAGCGGACGAATACGGATGGACGACGCCCGATGCTCGTATCTTCTATAAGAACGGTACAGTAACCGAAGTTTTTAAAAACAGATAACGAAAGGAGTAACGAAAACCATGACGATTGAAATCCCGATTTCCCCCGATTACAAACTCACGTCAGACGATCGCAATATCATCGTAAATGAACGCTATTTCACGGATCCAACAAAAGCGCCGAACTGGCCGAAGCGGCTCGCCGAAAATCCCGACTTAGATCCGTCGCCGATCGCACGCTGGCGAGAGGTCGCGTACTTCTCATCGGTTGACCGCGCAATCATGTACGTAATGGATCGGCGGATTAAATTATCCGACGCCACAACGCTGGAAGAGCTCGCACGAATTATACGGGAATTTCGCGGCGAATTAGCGGCTTTGCTGACGGTCGAGGGCAATCGTAAGGGCTGACGTTAGATGGACGAAAATACACGGAATGGGGGCGGAAAAATGGCGGACGAAATCGCAGACCTACGCTGCACTATTGCCGGATTGATTGCGGAAAACGAGCGGCTGAAGGGAACGCTCGAAGAAGCGGAAGAACTAACGGCCGACCTCTACGTCAGATCTGAGCGACAGCCGTCAGAGCCGGGCGTGATTCCGATGAAACTTCCGGATAACCTTACGGCTGATCAGCGACATATCATCACCGCATTACACGGGCTACTAATGAGCGAATTAAAGGAGGGCGAATGATGAACGTTACAATCAGCCTTTTAGACGACGAAATCGAGAAGATTCTCCGAGAACACTTTGCGCAAAAAGGATTTCACGTAAAGGGGTCACAGATACAATCGGACGGAAGCGGCATTGTTCGTTTCGATATACAACTGTATGCGTACGATATTCTCGCGAAGGAGGACGAATAGATGAGCGAAATTAAAAAGCCGGTAATTACGAAGGAGCAGGCGGAAACGTTAGAGAGGATGCGCCGCATCGGTCATGCCGATAAACACATCCTTATGGCATCCTGTGATGGAATAATCGGAGATGATCTTAAAGATCTCGACATCATGACGCTCGCAGCCGCATTAATCAACGGATATGAAGTCGAAAAGACGCCGGAGGAGAAGGTTCGGGAGCTGTACGCGACCAATTACCAGCGCCACGAACAGTCCATGCCGCATAGTAAGGAAGATATTTTCACATCAGGCGTTGCGGAGGGAATCCGAAGTACTGTCGACTGTCTCGGAATTAAAATCGAAGGGGTGAATGCGTAATGACGAAAGAAGAACTCGAATCGATCCGTCAGCGTTCGGGGGTCGTGCTATATGCATGACGTCCTACTATAAAGAAAATTCAAAAAGACCAAGACCTACGGCAGCAGCATACGAAGGCCAAGAGCTGTTCGAATATACGAATAATTTGTTCAAGGACAAAAAGCTCTTATATAAAAATGGTCATGTCTACCTGAACTATGATTTCCGAGGTAAAGGTAAGTACCTAGATAAACCAAAAAAGCTAAAAAGGGTTGCGAGCGACGGTTATTATGTCCTCACATTTACGTTTAACGGTAAGTACTACCATATAGGATTACATCGTCTGATATACGCGTTTCATCACAACATCGCAAAATTCCCAGACGGATATGTAGTCAATCATATTGACGGAAATAAACTTAACAACTTACCAGACAATCTTGAGTTAATTACAGTCGGGGATAACTTAAGACACGCAGTAGCAACCGGTTTACGTAAGGTTGAAAACACTAACACAGCTAAATTGGACTGGGGGCGTGTGAATGAAATAAGAAGGCGCATCTTACTAAAAGATTTGACACATAAACAAATTGCAGAAATATACGGGGTTTCAAAAAGCGCAATAGACCGAATTTCTCAGAATAAATCATGGAGGGATGATGATTGGGAGCGGATTCGTGGAGAGTTACTGAAGTAGAAAAATGGAATACATCTCACTTCCAGGCGTACTTAAAAGCGGAGCATGAGCGGCTGTACGGTGTCCCTTACGTTCCGATGCGCGGATGGAAGGCGGAAGCGGGAATGCTCGGTCGTTGGGTCGGGACGAAACGGAAGCCAGGCGAATACGGTCCGGAGGTAACGAAGCGATTCATCGATCTATGCTTTGCGGAATACAGGCCGAACCCGCAGTATCCGGGCATCAGTTTCGGATTTATGCAAACGTATATGGGACGGAATTTACAGCGGGCAGTAGCGGAAATCAAGGCCGAAGCAGCGGCGCAACAAAGGCGGGAACAGCAGGCGGAAATCGGCGACGACTTTTATTAAACGGAGGGATTGCGAATGAGCATCGGACTTGAAATAAAAGGACTGTTGGATGAAGGTTATACGGTGAAATCTGCGGCGGCTGGAAGAGTCGGAGAAATAATCAGCGTTTCAGACAGCGGACATCAAATATACTTTCGTCCACGAAATAAGAAATGGATCGGTATTACGACATTTAACATCGGGGATAAAGTCCGTATTGAAAAGCGTGACGATCATTACGAGGTAGTAAATGTACGCGATTAACGAAAGGGGTGAACGCCATTGACTAACGAAAGAAACTGCGTCCTGGCTAACGGATGTAAAGCGGCCGGCACGTCCGCCTGCAATCGCCAATGCCCGCACTTCATCGCACTACACGGAGCGACAGGAAACGGCGGCCGGTCTGCGGCGGCAGGCTTACCGCGAGAATATCGACTGACAACGCTCGCCAACTCGCCGGCCAGAGCGGATCAGCCTGCGGTATATAAATCGGTTGAAAACTACGTCAAGACGTTCGAACGCCAATTTGAGCAAACGGAGGGCTATATCGAACCGGCTGACCGGATCAAGTCGTTGTATCTCTACAGCGCGAACTCCGGAACCGGCAAGACGACGACAGCGGCGGCAATCCTTAACGAATGGCTGCGCGTCCATTACAGCGGATCTTTGCGGAGAGGTTTAACGCCGTCACTGCGTCCCGTCTATTTCCTCGATGTGAACGAGTGGCAGAACGACTATAACGAATTCAATCGACCGAGAGTACCAGATTCTGTCGCAGAGCCGGCGGCCGACCGTTATTATCGCGCGTTAGAAGCGGCTAAAACGGCGCCCTTTGTGGTACTAGACGATATAGGCGTTCGGAGCCCATCAGACGGATTTCGCGGCGATCTGCACGGAATAATTAACGCGAGAGTTACGAACCAATTACCGACAATATATACGAGCAATATTCCGTTGAAATCCGACGTCGAACCGAGAAAACGTGTACCCGCGAATAAGCCGTACGATATAGCCGACGTATTCGGTGAAGGAAGACTAGCGGATCGGGTCCGTGACCTATGTCGCGTGATTGAATTCGAAGGCGAATCGAAAAGGGGGCTGCGGAGATGAAAACGGACATCGCTTTCGGAGACCTAGTCGCAGTAGACGGCTACCCTGACCGCATTTTCTTCGTGGATGCGCGTCGGGACATTGAGGAAACGGATGATACCGGCGTCTCTACTTACGTTGAGTTCGATCTGACAGACGCAATACACGGCGAATGGATTCTCGCTGATGCGAACGATATCCGTCTAGTCTGCCGGAGTCAGTTTGTTGACGAATATCTTGACGGAGTTGATTACGAAAACTATCCGAAGCCAGAGGGAACGGCGTTTCACTTTGCGGAATTTCTTCCGGAATTACCGAGTGCCGATACCATAGCTAAGCTTAGCGAAAGACTAGAAAAGGCGGGGAGTGAAATGGCGAAAGACAAGACGAAGAAAATCGATGAGCTGCTCGATGAATATAACGATTACAAGCGTTTGGAAGCGATGTACGGCGACGAGGAATACAAGGCGAAGCAGGACGAGGCGAAGGCGAAATTAAAGCGGGAGGTCGAGCGGTAGTGACTTATAAACTAAGTCCGAGACTTAAACAGTATTTCAAGGATATTGAAAATGAGAGAAAGAGTGATGGCGCACTATTTGATGAATTTTCTAAAAAAGTTCAAGGATGGATGTATTCGGAATTTCAAAGGGCGTTTGATCATTTCGGCTTAACATTTGATGAAGCTAAGGAACGCGGTCAGATTAAGGTAGATGAAAACGGAAATAAGGTTATTTTGATTGACGATAAGCCCGCGTTCAAACTTGACGCACCCGCCGTCGAACTTTATGAGTCAGGAGCACGCGTTATCCAATCTTTTCAGCGGCTCTATGAGTTGGAGGCGTCGGAATAATGTACCGCCTACTCTATCCGTTAAAGTGGACGTTTGCTGCGCTGGATTGGGCGTTCTACTACATCGGTGTTGCTGCGGATTACATTTCGGGTATGTTCGGTGAGGCAGCCGACTACTTCCGTATAAGTATCGAAATCGCAGAACAGCGGAAAAGAGGCGTGAGAGTCATTTATATCGAGAAGAAGAGGAGGGATCGCGGATGAACTACGGTGTTTTAATGCTATCGAAAGTAATCGAACAGAACGATCCGAACGCGTTGCTGCGCTTTAACATTACCGCCGAGGATCTGCCGACGGAAGGCGAACGCAAGGCACTCCGATACATCACGGAATATGCGGAGAAACACGGAGGCCAGGCGCCGACGGCCGAAATGGTGGCGAATGAGGTGCCGGACTTCCAGCCGGATTTTAATATCGATGCCAATTACGATTACCTTGCGGAAAAACTACGGAAACAGGCTGCGTTGCGAGAGTTCGTTGATATCGCGGAAAAGGAGCTTCCGGACCGGTTTAGCCAAGCGCAAGATAATCCGGAAGAATTATTTTCGTGGTTGACGGAAAAAGTCGAAAGTCTTAAAATAAGAACAAACGTTCGTAGTTCTATCGGTCGGACGTTGAGTGAAATTAAAGAATCGTTTAGAGACGAGTATAAAAAGCGCGAAGAAGGCAAGTCATTCCGGATTTATAAGACGCCTTTTCCTACTCTTGATAATGAGATATCGGGGTGGTTTACAGGCGATATTTATGGAATCATGGGCGAGTCAGGGCGCGGTAAAACATACCTAGTCTGTCGAATTCTCGATTCATTACTGCGCCAAGGTGCAAACTGTCTCGTTAAATCATTCGAAGTTAAAGAATACACGTTTATTTCCCGTCTTATTTCAATTGCGACAGCGGTTGACGAGGTATTGATTGACGAGCTCGGACGGAAGGTAGGCATACCAAACAAAGCTATTTTATCGGGAAAACTGGATGATGTTGTTCGGGAAAAGTTCTTCGAAGTCTTGGAGTTACTCGATTCGTACTACCCTGGAACACTTTATTTCCAAGGGAAAAGCGGAAGAGAGTTGACGCGGTCATTAGCGGATCTTGAACGGGAGCTGAGTACAGGAAAAATTGACGCCGTTTTTCTTGATCCATTCTATGGACTTTCAGATGTTTACGGAAAGAACGTAAATAAAACAGCAGGGGGCGCAGCCGAGTACGCTGCAACACGTTTCGAAAATATAGTGGGTGATTATGACGTAGTTGGATTTTACACCGTTCAGGCGACCGTAGATAAAAAAGAGGTTAGCGAAGACGGCGTGAGGGAGTTACGAATTCCTACTCGCGAAAAAGTAAAAACCACCTCTCGCCTGTTAGATATCGCGACGAATTTGATCGGCTTTGATTCGGTATCGAAAGAGGGAATAGCCGGTATTGGAATCGAGAAAGGGCGGAATGGCGGCGAAGATTTCATGCTCGAGCTCGTTGCGTTATTCGATTACGGGGTTTTGCGAGAATTTCCGAAAGGCGAAGATGCTGCGGATCAATTCGATTTCTAAGACGGTGGAAAATAGCGGTTGATATTGTCAACATTTACCGCGATTCTTTCGACAAAATACGATGGAATTTTTCGAAAACAGGGCGTAATATATAGAACAATCCGGCCTAATTAGGACGAAAGGAGTGATACGAAAGTGCCGATTTTAACGTTGAATGGCCGTCAGGTCGACGTCGACATACGATATGAACTCGAACAATTCGAATGGACGCGGCCGACTTGGACGGATGAGCGACTCCTGGCCGCAAGTCCTTTCCGATATGACCGGACGCCGAGCTTTTACGTTTACCTGGACGACACGGCATCCGCAAAGGCCGGCTATTGGGGCGATAGCGGCTATTATGACGCAGAGTATGCACGGGGCGGCTTCGTTAAGTTGCTGGCGTTCTTGCGCGAAGAAACCGAAGAAGAGACGGTCGAATACCTGATCGATGCGTATGCGCCGGAATCGGATGACGGTAAATTAACGCTCAGGCTGCCGAAGCTGAAGATCGCAAAGAATCGCGAACCGTTGAGCGAATCGATTCTCGACGACGTGACTGCGGGGCCTAACGATTATTTAAACAAGCGCGGAATCATGCCGGCGGTCCAGCGTCTAATGGGCGTCGGAATGGTTGGCGGTGCGGTTGCGTTACCCTGGCGGCTGCCGAATGGACGGCTCGCTAACGTAAAGTATCGGTCAACGCGGGGCAAGGCGTTCTGGTACGTCAAAGGCGGCTGGCCGATACGGGACCTTGTTTACGGAATGAATGTCGTGTATGATCGGCGGATGACGCGCGTTGTCTTATGCGAGGCGGAGATCGATGCACAGTCGTGGATGACGGCGGGAGTGCCGGCGATCGGGACCGGAGGATCTTCGTTCAACCAACGAAAGGCGGACATTATCGTCCAGTCTCCGATTGAACACGTAACCATCGTGACGGATAACGATAAGGCCGGCGAGAAGTTGCGGGCGGAGGCCGAGCGTTATTTATACGGGAAAGTCGGACTGGCACACGGATATATTACGGAAGGGAAGGATGCGAATGAATTTTTGCTTGCGGAGGGGAGAGCGGAGTTGAAGTCGGTGTATGAGCGCGCAAAGGACGTTAAGAAGTGGCGGGCGGAGTTACCTAAACGGGTAAGTTTTTCGTTGACGGGCGACACTTAATCCCGTCAGCGACCGACTACCGGTTATTCTTCGACGATCCATTCGTACAGGTCGTCCATGCGGCAGTTTAGAATTACCGAAAAAGTTTTCGCGGTATCCAGGTTCATCCGTTTTGTTCCGTGTACATAACCGGATACATGCGATTCTTTAACGCCAGCCCTATCGGCGAGCTGCGCTTGGTTCATTCCAGCTTCACGGAGTCGGTCGCGAAGTAAACATTTACCTCGACGATACTTAACCGTATTAAACACCTCCGCAAAGCTTTTGCTTCACGGGGAAATTATAGCTTAAATATCGTTATTTTTCTACGTTATCAGGAACTATTTTAATGACTTTCTCAACGGGCACCTCTAGGAATAAGCAGATTTTTTCCAGGGTACCTATATACATTTTGAGATTTTTTTGTAAGTGGTTTTCTTTAATACTAGCTTGCGTCCTGGAACTGATAACTTGTCTCAAATCACTCAGTTTCATTCCTTTTTCTCTTAAAGTATCGAATAAAGGCGAAAAATCAACCATTGAAAATCCTCCTAAAAAATATGTTTACACGTATAAACATTTTCGTTATAATTCAATTATACTTAATCAGGGAATAAAAGTCATTCATTATTTAATCGGGGTGAATTACATGGAAGGTGTAAGGGAGTTCTTATTTAATAAAATTGAAGACAGAGATGACTTGGATGACAAAAAAGTTGCGGACTTTTTAAATATTTCTACAAGACAGGTTTATTACCTAAAAAGCGGACAGAGGGAGTTAACTTTTAGAAATGTATTGCGCCTAATTCTTCTTGTAGATCCTAAAAATTATAAAAGCAAAATGCGTCAGTGGTGCCTTAAAATGAGAACAGATGATTGTATTAAAAACACATTTGAGTATGCTGCTGTAACACGTGATGTTGGACTATTAAACCAATTGTTAACCAAACACAGGACAACAAAAGGAGTTATTGGTCAGTATGTGAAGGTTTACTCTTTTATATACAGTTATATGACTGGCGAAACAAAATTTCACCAAATGGGCGACGCGCTGTCTGCCTTAAAAAACATCAGTGATGCTTCTTTAAAAATTCTCTTGAATATCTACAAATGCATCGTTCTACTACACAAACGTCAATTCTCCTACTTAATAGATAAGGCAGCTGATATCGAGGCCGAAATTAAATCTTTGAGCGACAAGACACGGCTGTTCTTAAAGGAATGCTATCTGTTTCGTCTATCGGAGGTACTTTCCGTCGCGAATTTGTTTTTGAACAACTTAGAAGAGGCTAGGCACTACGCTAGTATTATTCTGCAATCTAATATCAACAAAAGAGCTGAATCAGATGCCTATTATGTGTTAGGTATGTCTTATCTAATTAAAAGCCCCAAAAAATGTCTTTTTTTCCTTGAGAAGAGTTGCGCTACGGCCGCGGAAACTAATTCAGAGTTAATAATGGAGGTTTCAGAATATAACCTGAGTATGGGGAAACTTCTCCTGTCTATTGAATTAGATAAAGATGATCACGAATCAGTTTTATCAGTTCAGCGCTATAAAGAAGGAAAAATCTCCTTTTCTGAAGCAGAGAAAAATGTTAAAAAAGTCGGCGATCTCGATTTATTGGATTACCTTAGAAGTATGGAAGGAAAAAAAGTTGAAAGTTTGTATAAAAAATTTCACTATTTCGTTGCCAATTCCAATCTTTATTTCGCAGTTATTATTGTGAGGGATTTGATCAACGCGGGGGAAAATTCCGAGTTTGTTAAATCTCTTGCTAATCTAAGTAAAGGTAATCCAAAAGGAGAGGTTTTATTTGAAAAAGATTTTATCAGTTGCTTTAGTGTTGGGAGTAGTTGTGGCAGGAGGGTTAGCGCTTAAATCAATTAATGGTGGCGGAGTAGAACAGCAGAAAGAACTTGCAATTAATATCATAGGAGGTTAGGACAAGGTCGCCCATTTAGGGCGGCTTTTATTTATCCATTTTGTTTAAACGTGTGAACAAAAGTAGTATTTCAAAACCTTGTTCACTTTCAGAAAATTCAATATCAAATCATGCTAATATATGGTCATGGAAGAAAAACTTATAAAAAAAATAAAAAAACATGTGCCAATCTTTATCCAAGATTCGCAGTTATTATTGAAAGGGGAAATGATAGTTGGAACACGAAAAAAACTTAATAAAGCTGATTGATGAGTTCCAGACCACAGGGAGCAGCCAATCATTCCGAAACATATTTGATCATTTCAAATCTATGGTTTCAAATATCGCGAGGAAATACTCAAGAACAAGCGCGGTATTGCGGGATGAAATTGTAAGTGAATTAAACGAACGAGTTTGGTGGTGTGCAAAGAACTTTGACAAGCAAAAATCAACCGATGTTGTTAGCCACTTCAAACTACACTTAGCAAGAGCTGCGATCGATGTTACCAGGAAAAAGAATGGGACATATGTTAAGCGATCAATTCCGTTAGACACGACCGCGGAGGAGAATGCGGCAACATTCGAATCTGCATCGGATTTCGATTTAGAATCTTATGTAGTTGATCGAGTATCAGGCGAAATAAAAACGGACCACGATAAGCGGCAACTTATCGAGGCCCTAACGAATAACTCAGATGCTTTAACGACGGCAATCGTTAAAGAACATCTTTCACCCGAACAACCTAGCGCCCGGCAAATTGGACGTAAGCTAGGTGTTCACCACTACACCGTAACACGTGAGATTCGCAAACTTGCGAAAAACTACGACGCATCACAGTACGGTGATATTAGTGCTTATCTTGCTGTTTAAATGTAACTAGCCCGGAAGGCATCGCTACATCCTCATGATAACCGTTCTCATGTCAAAAGACAAGCGAACAGAATGCGAACACACCTTCCGATCTAGTACGTTTTATCTAAAATATATGGAGGCGAACGTACTATGAATATCCCCAAAATTTCCGATTCCAATACGTATCCAGCGCTAGATCCGCGCAAACTTACCGAAATTTTATATCAAGGCGCATGGCCGGCCGACGAAGATCCGGCGGACTACTACCGACCACAATCGATAAAGGCGGTGCGCGTCGGATGAAACAATACGAAGTCACAAAGCACGCTATTGATCGCGCAGTCGAACGTCTCGGTGTCTTGCGGTCAGTCGCTCCTAATCACCTCGTTCAATTAATGCAGACGGCAGTCTATGTCGGAAGCAATCCGGATAAACGAGGCGGTCGGCAGGAAGTATACGATCACCACAAGAGCAGAGTTCGATTTATCGTATATAAAAATAAAATCGTGACCGTTTACAAAATGCCCGAACCACTCGACGCAATCCCTGACGAAATGAAGACGGCTTTACGGCGCAAAGCAAACGCAATGATCCGCCGTATCAAACGCGAGACTCGCGCACTTAACGTCCAGCTTGCGGAAAAGAACCTCGAAATTGCGCAGCTCGAATTGAATCGCGCTAAGGCACGATCGAATAAGGTTATCACAAGTATTGACGAAAAGATTTCCGTTTTGAAATCCGAATATAGAGAGATTGCGGCCAAACGATCGGAATTAACCGAGAAGGAAAAAGGAGTCGCCGCCTATGTCTAACGCATGGCTATTCGAAATATTTGCGGTGATTGCCACGCTTGTAATTGGCGGACTTATTTACGAAGTTAATCGCGAAGAAGGCGAATGAGGGAGGCGGATATGCGGCCCGGCGCTCGGAGAATGTCGGGGCGGACGTTAAGTAACAGAGTCGCGTCGCTACGGCTTAGCGCTGGCGGCGTTTCGGACGCAGTTACCGGCATTTTGCGAGGGCGAAAAGCCTCAAAATTAAAACGTAGGGGGAAATCGAATGAGTCTAAGAGATACTTTGAAGCAACGCGAGGAACAGCGTGAGGCAGCGCAATCAGGCGGTGAGTTCCCGGAAGGTGTCACTCGTTATGTCCGTATGGGTAAACACGGAGAAGTAAACGCGGAAGGACGCACATTCGTTATTCTCGCTGATCCAGACGACTGGTTTGCGTATTATGTGCATGAGCAAAGCACATTTAACGGTCAGAGGACGATCTATCACTTCCGTAAACATACGTGCCTGCATTCTCCGAAAGGAATTCGTGCTGATCAGAGCGCATTTAAGAAACCGAACCCTGACGCTTGCCCGTCTTGCTTAGTTGGTGCTCCTCGTAAGCTGTACGCGATGATTCCGGTTTATGATCTCGAATACAAAACATATCGCGTAATCGATACGAAAGAGTTCCACATTAACAACTTGATCGCGGACTATGACAAAGCCGAAAAGATGGGTCGCAAGTTTAATCCGGACTACACTCTCGTTGGTGAAGCCGTTCATATCAAACAAGTCGACAAGTCGTTCTCGTTAGAATCTGGCGATGCCTCTCCGGAACAGCTTGAGGAAGCGAAAAAGTTCATCGGAATCGACTACGAGTATGAAGAACTCGCTAACTTCCGTGAAGAGGCTGACATCGTTAAACTATTACACGAAGCGGATGAAGAAGCGAAGATTGATCGCGCTAAACTGCCACCATTAGCAGAATCAGATAACGAAAAAACTAACGAAATAAGTGACGATGATCTGCCGTTTTAATAAAACGAAGGGGGACGATTGAATGGCGCATCTCAAGGAAACTATCGGCAAGTATTCCGAACTGATCGCCCGCGCAGCTTTAATGGCTAGCGGGTGGCAGGCGGTATCAAAATCGGAGACAGAAGAATCCTTCGATATCAGCGCCAGAGATCCGGGCACTGGCGAATGGAAAACGTTCCAGGTCAAGACGATTCGGGACCGTAGAGAAGATCGCGGTTTCTTAACGGTAAGTGGGCGCAAAGGAGACGGCCAGCCTTATACGCCTGAAGACGTCGACTTCTTCATCGGTGTGCTGATCGGTGAGGGGGAATTCCCTCGTGTCTGGATGATCGACAATCGCGGCATTACGGACTATTGGGGGCCGTCAGAACGGGAAGGCAAACGCTGGATCGAAATGGATCTGAATTTCATGCGGGAAGATTTTGCGGAAAATAACGAAGCGGAGGCGGTTTAGAATGGCGAAATTAGAAGGCGTTAAAACTCTCGATATGGTGAACGGTGAAATTACGAAGGTTGCGCATGAGCGTACGGAGTATGAGCGTGTGGAAGGCCCCGCGCAAACAGGCGATTTAGTTTTACCCATTACAGGTGGATTTCGCGATGCAACTAAGGGTAGTTTTTACAAAGCTATAGATGTTGATCGTGATGGGGACGCTGTAATTCTCGATGATGTTGGCGATAGAGATTGTTCGTTTAGGCATAACTACGACCTATTCCGCAAAGTCTCCGCATCTCAACCGACATTAGAAGATCGCGTCAGCACAAACGAAAAGGATATCGAATCCCTAAAATCCGACGTTGCTGCGCTAAAAGGCGAAGCCAAGACGGAATACGTACGAATTGACAAGAGCGAGGCGAAGGCGGGCGATTTCGTTAAGTTTGACGAAGCTCCAAACGGTTTTCTAACCGCAGGGAAGTATTACGAGATTGAGTTCGTAGATGATTACGGGGATCCGATCATCATAGATGACGACGGATACGATCTTGATACCTATGGAGAAGTATTTGAAGTCTACCGTAAAGTCGGCGCCACCGAGCCGAAGCCTGAACGCCTGAAAGTCGGTGATTATGCGAAGGTGGTCGGTACTGCACGGAACGGCTGCTGTGACCGAGGGGATATCGTCAAAATTACAGAAGACGATGATTCGGCGGTTCCGTTCAAGCTTGCTTTTGTCGACGGGGAGTATGCCGGATGGGAAGACGAAAAGTCCCTCGTTCGCGCCACCGACGAAGAGGTTGCCGAAGCTAAACGAAAGCAGGCCGAAGTGAAAGAGTGTAAGAGATGGGCCGCAATCGGACGCGAGGTTGGCGAGTATAAGGTCGGTGATATTGTTCAGTATTTATCTGATGGGGAAATTTGCGAGGTTGTGGCTGTCGGCGAGGACGGTCGCGTAAAAGTCGCTACTCAGAACCACGGAAATTGCACAGAAAATCAGTCAAGCATCGAACTAATAGCGCCAGTCGAAGCGCGTTTCGATCGAAAGGGCGCCGAGTAAGTGGCCACCATCTGCGCCGCATGTAGCCGGGTAATGAACGAAGGGCGATCCGCAACATACGATTCGCTCTTCGACCGTTACTTTTGCGACAACGCTTGCTGGTCGGATTGGTATGCGGATAATGAGGCGGAATATAGACGGAAATGGACGGAGGAGGTTGACCTATGAGCCAGAAGACGGAGCGTATATTATCGTACGTATCGGGCGTGGGGCTGGCGTTCTTAGCGGGATTGAACGTTGATAAAGAGACGTTAATCACGCTTCCTGTTGCGGCATTAGCGATTATTTTGATTGGTATCGGAGTCGCGGAAGATAAAGACGAAAAGTAGTCCGAATCTATCACGCGAGAAAGGAGGATGCGAATGGAACTCGGCAATCTACGGCTGAATCTTAGCGCTTTGACGCCGAAAAATGACGAAGTTAAAAACGAAAAAGTTGCCGAAACAGCCAAGCGGAAGCAAAGCGCAAAGCGGGAGGAGACGTTAGAGGAAGCGTTCGATCGTCTCGCCAGGACGTGCAAATTTAACGACAAGGAAAAGCGGGAATTCAACGCTGCTCTCCGGTCGTTTAAGGACGGAAGCTTAGTCCGTACCAAGACCGGCAAGTTTACTAAGACTGAAGCGTGCGGGATTGGTCGTCAGGTACTCGCGAAGGAAAACGAAGCCAAGCGGCTCGAACGCATCCAGGAGACGATGAAGACGAAGCCGGATAACTATTTCGTCATCACCAAAGACGAAGATCTGGCGCCTATGGTCGAACGATTACGTCAAGAAGTCCAAGCGCAGCAACTCGACCCGTGGTTCCGGAAAGTGTTCGATCTTTTCAACAATACGCATATCAGGCGGAAGTTAGCCGAGCGTGGAATCGAAATTCCTCTCGCGATGTCGTTCACCGAATGGGATACGGAGACATCCGGGACAGATACGCGAATCGATATGTCGGGCGGATATTCGTTCTGGCTGCCGTGTCTTAACGAAGGTTATTACGTTGCTTACGGACACTTGACTGACGACGAACAGTGCTCGCGGTCTGCTGCGTTGGAAATTTGCCGGGCTTTTATCGAAGACGCTCGCCATATCAAATCGTTTCACAATACGCCCTTCGACTACTCGATGTTTCTGAATGACGGACTAGAGCCGAAGGGTTTCCGATATGACTCGTTAGATGCTGCGCAGCTTATGAACGAGCATGAGCCTTCGATGGGTTTGAAAGAGCTCGTCACGAAGTACAAAAAGTATATCGGCGCGGATCACCTAGACGATTTCACATTCGAGGATCTTTTCGGAAAGGGCTCTCCGATGGTGTATTCGCCTGAGATCGTCGGCATATACGCGATAAAGGACGTTGAGAAAGGGTGGCTCCTTACGCGCTGGCAGATCGATATGATGCTGAAGATCGACGACTTATATTATCCGTACTTTGAGATCCGACAGTATTTATACGAAGTCAATACGACAATTGAGCGAACCGGATTCGTAATTGACGACGATGAGCTCTTACGGTTAAAAGACGAATATGAGCCGCAGCTACAAAAAGCGATCGATGACATTCATGAGGCATACGGTATTGACGACGACTTCCTCTACAAAATGTCGATGCACTTAAAAGGTGACAAGATCAAAGCGTGGCAGGAGAACCGTGAGAAACAGATCGCAAAACAGCAGGAGATGCTTGCGAAGTGTGAAGCGGAAATCAAGAAGGCGAACCCGGCAACGAAGAAATATGCGCAATTAAAAGATCGTATCCGAAAGTACAAAATGGAGCCTCTTGCGCCAGCTATTCCGCAGAACGCGCCGGACTACATTCACGAATTCAATCTCGATTCGGACCAACATCTTCAGTATTTAATTTATGACGTAATCGGGATCGAAGACAAGACGAAGATTATCGATAAGAAGAAAACGCGGGCTGTCAGTAAGGACGTCCTGGCGCTTTACTTCAAGGAAGATGCGCGACTCAAACCGTTAGCAACGTTCTCGGAGTTGACAACGTTATTAGGAACGTTCATCAACCGGATTCCTTACGTAAAAGATGCTGACGGACGTCTCCATACGCAACTACAGTCCGTATCGACTGGACGCTACAGTTCGAAAAAGTATAAAGGAAAAGAAAATGACCTCTATCGCGAAGACATTAACGACAGCAACTTCGTTGATCACATGCGGAAGCTGGTAGAAGCGGAGAAGAAGACGGAAAAAGGGCGGAACATCCAGAACATCCCGTCTCGTACCGAAAAAGGGCAGCGGGTGCGGATGGCATTCAAGCCGCCGGAAGGATTTACGTTCTTAGGCTCCGACTTATCATCGATAGAACCGCGGATTCAGGCGCACAGAATGGCGACCGAGTTTGACGACGAGATATTCGCGGATATGTATCGGAGAGGACTCGACCCATACGTTGAGTTTGCTTACATTATGTTCGAAGTAGACCGTGAGCTTTGCCTAGAGAAGTATTATGACTCAGTTAAGGGTACACCAAATGAAGTTCCGGCGTATCGAAAACTGACGAAAGATATGTTCCTGGCAAAGGGATATGGGCAAGGAGAGGATCAGTTTATTAAGACCGCAATCAAACGTGGGATAACCGAAGAATCTGCGAAAAAAGCCTATGCACGTTTTGACGAAATATTGCCGGGATTCAAAGGAATGGTCGAAGCCACATTCGCTCACCTACGCAAGCACGGATGGACTGCGACGATCTTCAAACAGAAGCGCCGGTTTCCGGGGTACGTCGAGAAATACAAACGGCTGTGCCAGCTAATGCGTAAGTGCGGCATCGAAGACAAAAACGATCCGGGACTCGGCAAGAAAACGAATAAATTACGGTGGGAAGAGCGCTCTGAATTTTGGGATCTGATGCGATTTACAGGCGGATGTGAGCGTGCTGCGTTTAACCATACGATTCAAGGGTCGGGCGCGAATATTCTTCAGATGTGTATGATCCGGGCTTATTACGAATGTGTGCTTGAGCGCGGCTGGGAGTTTCCGCTGACGCTACACGACGAATTGAAGTTCGCTACACCAAACGACCAGTTAACGAAAGAAGCAACGGATTTATTAGACGACATCATGACGAATACATTCACGCTAGTTCTTCCGTTGGCTTGCGACACAGTAATTGAGCCGTGTTGGATGGATGAATATAGCCCGAACGATTGGGACTTTGAGAACGGAAAACCTAAGGAGGCGGTTTAATGGGAAAGACATACGTTGTACTCGACTTGGAAACGACAGGACTCGATTATCAAAACGATCAGATCATCGAAATTGGCGCGATTAAAATTGATGATTGGTGCGACGAAATTGATCGCTTTCACACAATGGTTGCGCTAGAAGAAGGCCGGGAACTTCCGGAATTTATCACGAAATTAACCGGCATCACTGCGGAGGATCTCGAAGGCGCTACGATCGAAACCGAAGCACTTGATAGTTTACGAGAGTTTATCGGCGATTCAATCGTAGTTGCGCAAAACGCACCGTTCGATCTTTCGTTTATTAGTCGAGGCGGGATCGAACCCGAATACTTTCATTGTACGCGAGCTATGGTTCGTTTTGTGGAGCCGGAGTTATCGGCGAGCTTGAAGGACGTGGTGAAACGCAACAATATCGAATTGAACGGTCATCACAGGGCGCTAAACGACGTAGAGGCGACGATCGAAGTGTTCAAGCGATACCTTCCACAGGTTGATGACGTTTATAACGGCTTCCTAAATATCGTCCAAGATTCCGCAGATCGCCCGTTAAAATTTACGCCTAAAAACGCAGTCGTTAGAACGGTCCATCTAGTGGCGTTAGATAATACAGACCTAATGCGATTACTACGGGCTTTTCCAGAAGACCACGAAATGTTTTTTAAATTAGGCGGAATTATTGATCGCGCAATGAAAGGTCGTGATTAATTGACGAATTCAAACGGAAGATCGGCCGCAAATTCACTGCGGGCACACATAAAAGAACCGACCACATACGCGCAGCAGATTGCGGACGAATTGGTCGAATATCTGAACGAATGGCACTCGCTGCCGGAGACGTGGGATAACGCCCTGGACGCGCAGATCCATAAATGGTACGCAAATGCTCCGAAAGTCTTTCCGAAGAAGCCGTATTTCTCACCGTCATCTGCTAACGCTTGCCCGCGCGAGCTATACCATAAAGCGATCGGATCTCCGAGGGACGAAACGAAAAAGCCTCCGTATCAAGGACGATGGACTCGAATAGGTACGGCGATCGGTGACGTAATCCAGCGCGACATTCTCTTCATGGAAAAACACTTCGAGAAGAAGACCGGCCGCCCCTGTCCGTTCAGCTTCGAAAAGAACGAAGACGGCACGCCGATGTTCGAGGATTTCGCGAAAAGGAATCATCCGGTCACACATCGCGGATACTCGTTCAACCTTTACGGAACGTGCGACGGCATCATGCGCTACGTAACGGAAGACGGCGAGGTGTTGCGCGTCGGTCTCGAAATCAAATCGAAGCAGACGACCGCTGCAAAGACGTCCCTCCATTCGATGCGGCAGCCGGAAGAAAAGCACGTCAAGCAATGCGTCGCCTACGGTCCGATGTACGGCGTCGACCTATACGTCATCCTTTACGTAAACGCGTCTAAGAAGTCGTGGGTGTATCTAGAAGGGGAATTCGAAAAGTCGCCGGACATGCGGGCGTTCGGCATCGAAATTACGGAAGAAGACGTCGAGCAGCTATTCGATAGATTCGTAGAGATCCGCAAGTCTGTCGAGGAGGGAACGCCTTTACCGTTGGATCTGAACGGATGGACGTTTAACGGATACAAGACGGCGATTGCGAAGTCGCTAACGGACGAAGAACTGGCGGAGATTCGCGCAAAAGTGTCGCAAGTGCGGAGATCGAACCTATACGAATCTACGAAACGGCAGTACGTTGAGGCGCTTGAATTTATCGAAAGAGTTCGCGAAAGGGAGGCGGAATGATGGCGACAGTTGAAATTGAATTCGAACCTGGTGAGCGTGTAGAGTTAAACGAATCTGGAAGAAAAATGAACGGAGGTCAATCGTTTGTCGGTGTGATAGACACCGTGAAGATAGATGAAAATGGGATTCTGTATAGTGTACTTCACAACTCCGGAAACGCGAATTTGCTTATGTTTAGTACTACGGACGTTCCGGGTTGGGCTTTAAAGAGGCGGAAGTCAAATGACTAAGACCGCCAAGCCTATCCGGGTCCTCGGCCTTGACCTTTCGCTAACATCGCCGGGATTCGCAATCATCGAAGCCAAGGGCGGAAAAGCTCGCCTGATAAAATCCGCCCACTTTAAAACGTCCGCATCAACCGATCAACCATTGCGATATGAGGAGATCGAAGCATTTACGTTGCTATTTGTTCGCGACAATCAGCCGTTCGACGTAATCGTTCGCGAGATATGGCCGCCAAGCCGCAACTATGCGCAGAACAATAAGATTCACGGAACCTGGTCGTCGGTTGAACGGGCGCTGCACCGATACGGATACGATATCGACGTCCACGTTACGCCGGCAAATGTTAAGAAGACGGTCACCGGCAATGGAAGCGCAAAGAAGCCGCAAGTTGCCGAGAGCGTGCGCGAATGGCTCGGTTTGTCGGCCGACCACAAATTCGCAACGGACGATCATAGCGATGCCTGTGCGGTGGCGCTTACGTATCTGATTCGCGAGAAGATTATTAAACCGAAGGAGTGATTCGAATGGATAAAGCGATGGAGTATATCGATAAGCTGGCGGAAAAGCTCGGGGTCGCGGCCGAGCACGTATACGGAGTTCTCGTTAAGCAGGCGTTTGCTAACGGTGTGACTGATGCGATTATCGGAGCCGTTTTTCTAATGATCGCAGTGGTCGCGGGAGTCATAATTACGAAGATTGCTGTAAAAGCGTACGAATCAGACTGCGGGGCTTGGGATGTCGAATGGGGTTTATTGGTGATCATTGTCGGTCTGTTAGTGATTCTTCCGGGAGGGTTCGGTATTTTCGCGATCTCAGAAGGTATCAAAGCGCTAATCAATCCGGAATACTACGCAATCAAGGAAATCCTCGACACGATCGGAGGGAAGTGATCGAATGTTTAAGCAGCGACTTATCGAAGCCCTAACGATCGTTGCGCTAATCGGTCTGAGTGTCGCGGGAGGATGTATCGGATATTTTGTCACTAATTTTCTACTCGCGATTCCGGTTATTGGTGTGATTGTTTGGGTCGTTATAAGTATCATAGCAGTCTTCATGGTGGCGGTAGTTATCTGTGGCAGCGCTGTCCGGCTACAAAAGGCATACCGCGAACATAAACGCGTTCAAAAGGACGTAGAGGAGGAAACGCAATGACCTACGAATGCTACGGCGTCCCGGCCGCACAGTTGCGACAGTCCTTGCGATGGCTTGACGAACAACTTATCGATGTTGATTACGCAATCAGCCGGCACGACACGAAGCTGAGCGAATTGAAAAACGAGCGTGACCGGATTCAGGCGCGAAAAGACGAAATAGAGGCGGAATTAAAACGGAAGGAGTCGATCGAATGACATACGTTGCGATAGCGTGCCTATTACTTTTTACGCTGCTGGCACTCGTAGAGGAAACGAAAACAAAAGCGGAAAGACTTGCGAAAATTATTGTCCTAATTATGTACGCAATTCCTATCGGAGTGCTGGTGGCGTCGTTATGCTAATCGCCTATTACTCGCTGGCCGGCAACGTCCGCCGATTCGTAGCCAAGACCGGCCTTCCTGCGGTCGAAATCAAGGCGGATATGATGCTGACGGAACCGTTCGTGTTGGTAACGGGAACTTACGGATTCGGCCAGGTTGCCGGCACCGTTTGGGACTTCCTCGCAGACAATGGCGATTTAATGGCGGGCGTGGCTGCGTCGGGGAACAAGAATTGGGGGAGTAACTTCGCAAAGGCGGCGGATCTGATTGCGGAAGAATACGGAGTGCCAATCGTTCACAAGTTCGAGTTGGCGGGCACGGCGGAAGATATACGGATATTTACGGAAAGGGTGAGAGCTATTGACGAATAAACACGCGAAGTATATCGAACTTAATAACGAAATTATGATACGGAAAAACGGCGGATTTCAATTCGAAAAGGATGCCGAAGCCGTCCGCAGCTATTTCATAGATTACGTGAATCAGAATACGGTCTTTTTCCACGATCTGCGCGAAAAGCTCGACTATCTGATCGAGAACGACTACTACGAACGCGAGGTCTTCGAGCCGTATACATTCGATGAAATAAAAGCGGTCTACAAGGCGGCCTACGCGAAAAAGTTCCGATTCCCTTCGTTTATGAGTGCGTTCAAGTTTTATAACGATTACGCGCTGAAGACGAACGATAAGAAGAAGATCCTTGAACGGTACGAAGACCGGATTGCCATCTGTGCGCTATTTTTCGCGAAAGGAGACGCAGACAAGGCGGTCGAGTTTGCGGAAATGATGATCCGGCAGGAATATCAACCGGCTACACCGACGTTCTTGAATGCCGGCCGGAAGCGACGTGGCGAATTAGTATCGTGTTTCCTTCTCGAAGTAGGCGACTCGTTGAACGATATTCAAATGGCGATCGGGACAGCGATGCAACTATCGAAGATGGGTGGAGGCGTAAGTTTAAATTTATCGAAGCTGCGAGCGAAAGGTGAATCGATCAAAGGAATTGAGAACGTAACGAAGGGCGTCGTCGGAGTTATGAAACTCCTCGATAATGCCTTCCGCTATGCAGATCAGCAAGGCGCAAGAGCGGGCGCGGGCGCAGCGTATCTTAACGTATTTCATGCGGACATTGATGCTTTTCTCGATTAATTGGTAGTCGCCTATCCAAGCGATTGGGTAGTGAAAACCTTGTGAACGCACGCAAAAGCGGTGTCCTCATTCGAGGGCTAACGGGGAAACCTCAGCGCGTAGTGGCGGTGGCAATCCCGTGCCAAGCCGAGCACAAAAGGAGGTGAAATCGTGGAGGCTGTATACAGAATTATTAATTCAAAGAACGGAAGGTATTACATCGGAAGTAGTTTAGACTACAAAAAAAGAAAAAGAGATCACTTCAACTTATTAAAGAGAGGGAATCACCACAATAAACCAATGCAAGAGGATTATAACATTTATGGTGCTGAATCCTTTAAATTCGAGGTTCTAAAACTCTTTAACGGAATAGACAGAAACGCATTATTTGATATTGAGCAGGAGTTTATTTCTAAATCTAACGAATCGATGAGATATAACCTATACGATAATGCTTTTGGGATGTCTTATAGAGGTAAAGATAACCCAATGTTCGGCAAAACACATAGCGAAGAAATTAGACAAAAGTTGTCTGAAATAAATTCGGGAGAGAATAACCCGTGGTACGGAAATTCAGACCATATGAAAATGATGAGAAGCAGGATTACAAAACGATTTGACGGCAGAAAGCACACTGAAGAAACCAAGTTGAAAATGTCTGTTGCGCATATGGGGAGAGAGAAGACAGAGTCAGAGCGCCGTAAACTTAGATTAAATAATGGTAATAATGTCGGGATCTTTATAGATGGACTGTTTTATCGTTCGATGGCGGAGGCCAGTAGACAATTAGGAATAAGTAGAACGACTATAACAAGTCGAGTGAATAATCCAAGATTCAAAAACTATTACAGGTGCTCGGAAGGTGTAGAGACTAATAGTAAGCCGGAGATTAGCGCCGGTTGAAGCGCAAGGCATCTCTAGTAGATGAAGATATAGTCCAGTCCTTGTAGAAATGCAAGGGTAACTGACCAAAAAAATATCAGCAGATGAAGACGTTCGGGTCAAGACGCTATCAATCGGCGTCGTCATCCCGGATAAATTCATCGAATTGGCTCGCGAAGACCGGGACACATACGTTTTCTATCCGCACACGGTCTATAAGGAATACGGCGAGCATCTTGACGAAATGGATATCGGAGAAATGTACGATAAGCTCGTCGAAAATCCGAACATCCGCAAAGATAAAATCAATCCGCGGCAACTACTCGAAAAGCTTGCGATTCTGCGGTCGGAGTCGGGCTATCCGTACATCATGTTCGAAGATAACGTAAACGCGGCTCATGCGCTGAATCACATTTCGAAGGTTAAGTTTTCGAATTTGTGCAGCGAAGTGCTTCAGGCGTCCAAAGTTTCGGAGTACACCGACTACGGCGAAGAGGACGTAATCGGCCTCGACATTTCGTGCAATCTCGGCTCGCTAAACATTGCGAATGTCATGGCGAACAAGTCAATCGAGCAAACGGTTAAGCTCGCAGTCGATTCGCTGACGGTCGTATCGGAATCAACGAATATCAAGAACGCGCCGGCTGTCGCTAAAGCTAACCGTCAGATGCGTTCGATCGGACTTGGCGCGATGAATCTACACGGATATCTTGCGCAAAATGGGATCGCTTATGAATCGGAAGAGGCGCGCGATTTCGCTAACGTATTCTTTGCGCTCGTCAATTATTGGTCGCTTGTGAGATCGATGGAGCTTGCGAAAGAAACCGGCAGCACATTCGATGGATTCGAAGGATCAACGTATGCGAGCGGTAGCTATTTCGATAAGTACATCGCAGGAGAGTTCCGTCCTAAAACGGAGAAGGTCGCGAAGCTGTTTGAAGGCGTTGAAATTCCGGAACGTATCGATTGGGTTCGGCTGGAGGATAACGTACGAAAATACGGACTGTACCATTCGTACAGACTCGCGATCGCACCAACGGGATCTATTTCGTACGTTCAGTCGGCAACCGCGTCAGTCATGCCGATTATGGAGCGCATTGAGGAGCGGACATACGGAAATTCCAAGACGTATTATCCGATGCCGGGGCTTAGCGCGAAGAATTGGTTCTTCTATAAGGAAGCGTACGACATGGATATGTTCAAAGTCGTCGATATGATCGCGACAATTCAGCAGCACGTCGATCAAGGCATTTCATTTACGTTGTTCTTAAAGGATACGATGACGACGCGCGATCTTAACCGAATTGACCTTTACGCGCATCACAAAGGAATCAAGACGCTGTACTACGCGCGGACTAAAGATACGACTGCGGAGGGTTGTTTATCATGCGTAGTTTAAACGAAAAGGAGGACGAATAATTGACGCAATATACAGCGGCCAACTGGTCGCAACACGACGACGGATTCACGCAGATGTTTTACGAACAGAACGTTAAGCAGTTTTGGTTGCCGGAAGAGATTTCGCTAAACGGCGACCTTCTAACGTGGAAGTATCTCGGAGCCAACGAACAGGACACGTACATGAAGGTGCTCGCGGGACTGACGCTTCTGGATACGGAACAGGGAAACACGGGAATGCCGTTAATTGCCGCCCAGGTATCCGGTCACCAACGTAAAGCCGTCCTGAATTTTATGGCGATGATGGAAAACGCAGTCCATGCGAAATCCTATTCGAACATCTTCATGACGCTTGCGCCGACGGAGAAAATTACGGAACTGTTCGAATGGGTGAAGACGAATCGCTACTTGCAGCGGAAAGCCGAAATCATTGGAGGCCTATATAACGCGATTGAGGCAGGCGATGAAATTTCGTTATACAAGGCGATGGTTGCATCGGTTTATCTCGAAAGTTTCCTTTTCTACGGCGGCTTTTATTATCCGTTATATTTTGCCGGTCAGGGAAAATTGACGAGCTCAGGCGAGATTATCTCGTTAATTATCCGTGACGAAGCGATCCACGGCGTCTATGTCGGCTTACTCGCACAGGAAATTTACAATCGACAAGAGACGGACGTACAACTCGAACTACGCGACTTCGCCGTCGAATTGCTTGCGGAACTCTACGAAAACGAGATCGCCTACACCGAGGATATTTACGATCAGGTCGGACTGACTCACGACGTTAAAAAGTTCGTTCGATACAACGGAAACAAGGCGTTGATGAACATTGGCTTTGATCCGTACTTTGCTGATGAAACACCGAACCCGATTGTAATGAACGGGTTAAGTACAAAAACAAAGTCCCACGACTTCTTCAGTCAAAAGGGAAATTCTTACAAAAAAGCTACGGTCGAAGCGCTCCAGGATGACGATTTCTATTTCGATTGATCGTCCATTAACGAAAGTATATACGCAACTATTAACGAGGAGGATTTCGTATGAACGTAAATATTAAACGCTTGTCACCCGATGCACAAATTCCGCAATATGCTCACGCTTCAGACGCCTGCTTCGACCTGGTTGCGGCAGAAGACGTCATCATCGAGCCGGAAGAAACCGCGCTAGTCAAAACGGGGCTAGCGTTCGAGGTTCCGGAAGGCTACGAAATGCAGATCCGGCCACGCTCTGGCATTACGCTGAAGACGAAGCTTCGCGTCCAGCTCGGTACGGTCGACGCAGGCTATCGGGGAGAAGTCGGAGTGATTGTCGATAATGCGACGGTTCTTGGTGCGAAGCACTTGACGACAAGCGGACAAAACGTATTTCACGAACGTGCTTGGCACTTAACCACAACCAACGGAGAGCGAATGGAGCTTCCGAATACAGTTTATTCAGGAACGTACATCATCCGCAAAGGAGATCGCATCGCCCAGGCCGTAATTAAGCCGATCGAGCAGGCGGCATTTACGGAAGTAGCCGAGTTGGGCGCTAGCGATCGGGGTGAGGGCGGATTTGGTAGTAGCGGTGTCGGAAGTCCCCATCCGGAATATTTCGGAGAGCCGATCGGAAAGGAGCTGATATAGTGCCGCAAACATACGCATGTTTCATTAACGGAAAGTTTTACGGCGCGGGCGATCTCGAATATATGAACGAACTGTTTCGCGATTATGTCGTCACTTCCGGAATGTATGGCAAGGACGAATGCACATTTCGAATCACAACGAAAGAGAAGGCGCGGGATATAGTTACCCAATCTATTAACGAACAATACCGAAGAGTTTTCGAAAGTCTAGCGAAGGAGGACGAATAGATGAAGTTCTGGGCTACTTACGGAACTATCGTGTTCTTTTGCGCTTACTTATTCACGCAATTGGCGATGCTCGCGAACGGTAGGGCAGTCGGATTGGAGGAAGTGGTCGTTCCGTTCGTAATATCCGCTTGCATAGCATCGGTAGTTGTCTCAATCGGAATATTCGGAAGTAGTTCCCACAGCGGATACGGAGGAGGAGAATAATGGCGGAAACCAAAATGAACGTACAGCTACTCGCACATACGCAATTAAGCGACGAATTCAAACAGACTCTCGATTACAGAAAATACGATGAATCTGGTGAATATTTTACGAACACCTTGGACGATCTGCACCCAACCGACGGCCAAGCGATCGCCCTAACCGCAATCAGAACGTGCTACAGCGCCAACAAACCGTCCGAAATTGTCGCAAAGGAAGGCGCCAAGTATTTCGGATCCAAAGCGTCAGATGGCGGCACAGGAACGGATGCCGACCGACTATTCCGAATGATCGTACGTTCCGGCCACACGTCGACACTCGAACACCTTTCGTTCACCTTTGCGATTGAAGGCGTCAGCCGGGCGTTATTGGCGCAACTTACACGCCATAGAGTCGGCTTTAGTTTCAGCGTCCAGTCTCAACGTTATGTGCGGATGGGAAGCGATGATAAGATCGGCGGATTCGATTACGTTGTCCCTACGACAGTAACCGAAGATAAAACTGCAGACATGTACGATTTTGTATACGGAGCACCGATGGAAGACCGCCCTTCACCGGAAATATTTGCGGAAGCTATGGCGATCGCTCAACAAACATACGACAAGCTCCGGGAAGCCGGCGTTCCAGCCGAAGATGCCCGCGCTGTCCTCCCGCAAGCAACCGCAACTAATCTCGTAATGACTGCGAATCTACGATCGTTACTCGAATTCTATTCGAAACGTAAGCCGGGAAACGGAGCGCAAAAGGAGATCGCTGATCTAGCGGAAGCCCTGCGCCAGGAAGTCGTTAATGTAGAGCCGTGGACCGCGCAATTCTTCGAGGAGGTGTAAGCATCGGAATCCTAACGAATTTCACGCTAACAGCGCAGCTATTCTCCGGCCATTGTCCGGCAGATCAGCCGCCAGAACCGCCAAGGATAACGCCAGAGCAGGCCGCCATCCAATCGGCTGAATCGCGCAACAGAGAATTAACGAAAGAGATAACGAAAAAGGACGCACGCATACAGGCGCTTGAGGACGAAATCAAGGCGCTGAAGAAACCGAAGAAGCCGACCGCAACTAAAACGTCAGCATGGCGGACTTTCACCGCGACAGCTTACACCGCATTCTGTTCGGAGGGCTGCACCGGCATCACCAAAACGGGAGTCGACGTCAGCCATTCGATCTATTACGAAGGAGCGCGCGTCATAGCGGTCGATCCGTCTGTGATTGCGCTTGGCTCTACGGTTGAAGTCCGGCTCGCTGACGGTTCGAGCTTCCGAGCGAAGGCGATCGATACAGGGGGAGCGATTAAAGGCGCACGGCTCGATCTATTGGTCGCGAATGAATCCGACGCAGTACAGTTCGGCCGGCAGTCGGTAGAATTGCGGGTTATTAAATAACGAGGAGGCGGTTCGTTTGGACTTCCTTAAAAGCGCGATGGATCGGGTTAAGCCGGAATTTGAACGATTAATACGAAGGGAGCTCGGTAAAATGACGAAAACTAACGAAAAAATTCACGTACTGGCTGACGAATCACTTGGCGGCATCAAGCGCGAATACGTAGAGGTCGATAGGAAGGCGAAGGAAGGCGAGAAGATCGTTATTGTTGATGCGTATATTGGTGCTAGGGTTTATAAGAACGAAGACGTATTATACGTTAATAAACTTTGCACAGAGTGGGAAGGAGACGTGTTTTCCGAAGACGCGGTGGTAGCCGGATATAATCCGGAAGGGCTAGTCGAGTACCACGAGTACCACGTCCTCGAACCGACCAACGTCGTCCACATTGACGGGGAGCGCTACGAGATGGTCGATCGCAAGGCGGAAGTAGACGAAAAGATCGTCATAATTGCGCCTGATGATGACTTAGCGGTAAATGGAGATCTCGGTAAAATAGCGACAGTCACCGAAGTATTTAACGAGGAAGATATCGATGCGTCTCCGATGGGGTGGGTAAAGCGATCCGAGTACCGCGTCCTCGTCCCGGTCGAATCCACCGAAGAAGAACCGCAACCGTCCGACCCGATCGACGTTATCGCTAACCTGGCGACGCGTGTTGCGGAATTGGAGCGTGAGAATAAACGGATCAAAGACGAAATCGACACGCTGCACAAAGACAACCGGAGGCACGGCGAAGAATTGGAGGCGCTGAAATATGTCGCAAAGGAAACGGACGGAAAGGTGGCGCACCTCGAATCCGACTCAGATATGCGCTTGTTCACCGCCGAAGAGGTTGCCGCACTTCTTAACGCAATGAGGGAACGCCAATGAAGATCGCCCTCACCGCACCACTTCGCGCAGGCAAGTCGTTGGCCGCGTCCTACATTTCGCTTCACTACGATTTCCAGCCGTTCGCATTCGGCGACGAACTAAAGGACGCATTTCACCGCGCATTCCCTCACGTTCCGAGAAATCCGAAGCCACGCGCTCATTATCAAAAGTTCGGACAGTGGGCGCGGGAAGCATTCGGAGAGGGCGTATGGATCGACGCTCTCATGCCGAAAATAGCCGCCTATCTCGAACGACATCCTTGCGACTGCGGCAATACGACACTAAAGAATCGTGTGATCATCGATGACTGCCGCCAGCCAAACGAATACAGGCGGCTGAAGGACGAAGGATTCGTATTCATCCGCATAACAGCACCGGCCGAGCTCCGCATTGAACGCGCCAAAAAAGCCGGCGATCAATTCGATCTTGCCGACTTGGAGCATCCGACTGAGCTTGCCGTTAATCATTTCGAAGTTGATTACGAAATTGATAACGCAGGAAAGCCGGAAGAGTTGTACGAGAAACTGGACGCGATTATGGCGGAGGTGTTGAAGTGACGAATATTCCGAATCATTACGGATACGGGTTACGAAATGATGAGAAACCCTATGCGCACAAGATTCCGGATGGTGGTAACTGGCGCGATCTCCTGGAAGATGATCAAAGGGCGTTTATGAAAGGTGCGTTCTATAGTGGCGGTGAACAAACGACCTATTTGCGTAAGATGTCCTGGAACGAACCAGCGTTAACAATTACCGCATCAGTAATGGCGAAAGCTACGTGTCATTTACATCCGACTACACCGATCGAAAGGAGCGAATATATGGGCAACTTTAACTTAACGCCGCAACTGCCGACAAACGGACTGACTGTACTCGAACTGTTCTGCGGAGGAGGACTTGGCGCAATCGGATTCAAAGCGGCCGGCTACGACATCGTAAAGGCGATGGACTTCGATAAGAATGCCGTCAAAGCTTACCGTCATAACTTCGGCGATTACGTAGAACAGGCGGACATTAACGAAATTGATATCGATAGCTTGCCGGACACAGACGTAATCTTCGGTGGACCTCCGTGCCAAGACTTCTCGGTTGCGGGTAAAGGCGAAGGTGCAAACGGAGAGCGCGGTAAACTAGTCTTCCGTTACCTCGAAATTATTGAGCGCAAGCAACCGAAAGCCTTCGTATTCGAAAACGTGAAGGGGCTTATTACGAAGAGACATCGCCCGACATTCGATGCTCTTATCGAAAGATTTAACGAAATAGGTTACGAGATTAGTTGGAAAGTGCTGAGCGCGTGGGACTACGGAGTGGCCCAGAAGCGAGAGCGCGTGTTCATCGTCGGAATACGAAAAGACCTCGGAATCACTTTCGAGTTTCCGAAGCCGTTAGAAGGCGATTATCAAACGAAGGTACTGCGTGATGTTATCGGTGATTTGCCGGAGCCGGGAGTTCAGCTAAACGATAAGCAAATCGCATACTTAGACCGCAATCCGGCATCAGTTGCGAAAAATCGTCCGGTTACGATGGGTGAGCCTTCGCGAACTATTCCGGCAGTTATGAGCAAAGGAGTTCCTTACGGTTTGTTTTACGCTAACCACGATGAAAAATCTTATTGGACGCCAAAAAGCGAATACACTTACGATCAAGCCAATCGCGTACAATCGCTAGATAAACCGTCGAATACGTTTCCAGCGCATCACAACAGCGGCCAGCCGATTCATCCGACCGAAGCACCTCGCCGTTTCACCGTCCGCGAATGCCTTCGAATCCAATCTGCGCCAGATACTTACGTCCTGCCAGACGATATCTCCTTATCGGCACAGTATCGGATCGTTGGAAACGGAATCGCTTCTCGTGTTGCGTGGTATGTAGGGCGAGCGCTTGCGGAACAGCTACTCGTCTAATTGAAACGCATACGTGCCTTTCGGATAGGCCAGGTACGGTTGTTTAGACGCCTCGCCATCGCCAATCAAATAGTATCGTTGCGGAAGCTTATCGATATTAATGCCGATCTTACGCAAGAACGGCCATGCCGAAACATTACCGCGTTTATCGAACTTGAACGGTTTGGCGTCCGGCTGGTTAACGAGTTCAGGTTTGCCAACAACAATGCGCTTTTCTGCCGCGTCATATGCGACGGATAAATAAAACGGTCCGTCAGTAGGCAGTCCGATGACGCGCCGCGCACCGGCCGAAATAAATAAACGTCGTTGCTTTTCGATTGTTATATACGCTTTGGTATTGCGCTCAAAGTCGTTTGAAATCCACGTAAGTGTCATAACGAATCTCCTTACGAAAGTATTTACGTTCAGTATAGACGGAATAGTTACCGATAGTCAACAGTGATGCGCAAATTGTTAACGAAGTTATTAACGAAAAAATTCTTTCGCAACTATATTGTTTGATAATGCGATTCCTAAGGCGCAAGGACAAACCAACGAAATTGGAGGCGGTTGTTATCGGAAAAGTAAAAATCGATCTTCACCGAAAGGATCGCGAATTTGAGGCGGCATATGCGTTAGACAATGCGGAGGGTGTTAAAACGCTGCTCTCCGATTATCCGAAGTTCGTCAGCCGCAAACGACTCGGAGAATACGAAGCTGCCGAAGTGCTTCTCGATCTGCACAACGCGATTGAGCTTGCGAATCTGACCGATAGGCAGCGCGATGCCATCCGGCTCGTATATTTCGAAGATCTGACGCAAGCAGAAGCGGGAAAACGGATGGGGATCGCTCAGCAAAACGTAAGTGATCCGATAGACCGCGCTGCGGAGAAGATTGCGGATATTTACTACTATTGGGCGGGACATAACGAAGGATACTCGGTGGGAGGACGAATTAATGGATAAAGCGCTATTGCACGAAATGATTACGGAATTACAACAGCGAACAAAAGCCGGAGAATTGGATCGTATTGAACGTATTAAGGAAATTAACGCACTTGTGGAAGCATACCACGATTCAGTCGGTAAATCTCCGGACTCCACGGAACTTGAACGTATGGCGAATCTTATTATCTACGAGGAGCTAACGAATCCTCATCCGGATAAAATGACCCGCGAAGAGTACCCGATCATGAGCGAGACACAACGAGAAGAGCGCATCAAGTCGGAAGCTTCCGAAAAACTTGCTGAAGAGTATGGAGTGGATGGCCGGAATTACAAAGTTCCGACGCGAAGAAAACGATCTTCATACGAGGAAAAATTCGTTGATAGGGCGGCCAGGGCGCGAAATAAAGAACGAAGAAGCCGATACAACGATTTCGTAAAGGGGAGATCCCCGGGACAGTTTACGGTCGATATCGCAACCGGTGAAAAAATTTCTCATTAAACCCGCTTTTTTACCCGTTTAGCTGTCTATACGTTATGAGGGCGCCACATCCGCGCTCTTTTATTTTGCGAAAAAGGAGACGATATTTTGAAAAGATTACGAGTAGTAAACGCAGAAACAGGCGAAGATCTATCGACAGACTACACGCTCAGACACCGGAACCAAGACGAAGCCTTCCGGGAGCAGCAAAAACAGACGACGGACAGGCGCGACTTTTCTAACGCCAATATGCCGAACATTCACGAAGTCTATAACGCTCTCACAACGGCACAGTGCGGCTATCTGATGCTGTTGCAATGCTACGTTGACTATAACGGTGTTCTCGTTAAATCCAGCCGCGACAAAACTCCGATGACCACGGCGGATATGATGTCCGTTCTACAGCTCGCGAAAAAGCGCATGACATTTTACGATTTCCTGAGCGCCTGTACTGCGCATGATATTATCCGGGAAGAAGGCGGCGCCTATTCGGTGAACGAACGCTATCATTTCAAAGGTAACTTCGGTAGCCAGTACGTCGTCAAACTCTATACCGCGAAGATCAAGAAGGTATACAGCGAAGTGAAGGCGACAGACATCGGACTGATCTACCGAATGCTGCCGTTCGTTCATTACGAAACAAACGCTCTTTGCGAGAATCCTTTCGAAAAGAATCCGAAGTATATTCGTTGGTTCAATAAAAAAGAGCTTGCGGCAGCGATCGGAGTAACGCCCGACACGCTTGGCCGACGCCTGAAGCAGATGAAATTCGACGGTGAATTCGTTGTCGCGCGAATAAAGGTCGGTGGCGAGCCGGAACGCTACACGTTTAATCCTAACGTGTTTTATCGACAGTCCAAGACGCCTGACAAGACGTTGCTTGCGATGTTTAACGTGAAGAAGCCGTAGATGAACGAAAAGAGGGCGCCGTAATTTGCGCCTTTCTTTTATATACTCTTCTTCATCCCGCATCTGCGGCACTCACGAAGGAAAACGCCGTCCTTCACCGAGCTTTTAAACAGCGTATAATCACAGTTGTCGCAGCGGCCATAATGAACATCCGGATATTCCTTGTAGTCGTAGATAATCGTCGTATCGTATCCTTTTGTTTCGTAATCCATTCGTCCTCAACCTCCGACTAATAGAATACGATAAATGACCGACACATTCAACGCCATTCATAGAACGACGGGATCCGCAGCAAGCCGTTTTTCGTCTTGAACCGGTGCTTTACGCGGCACCCAATCGGCTCGATATAGGCATACCTCTCCGTTTCCTCAACGATTACTCTATCTGCATGTAGCTTCCGCCGCTCACCATACGGCATAAATTCCATCACGCCGGCATACTGGCCGTCCATGTATGAAAGCAACAGCGCATTATCTTCCTTACGCAGTCCCGTAATCAAAACGTCAGTATATTCGTAGTTCACGATCTTCAGCCAGCGATCTGATCGCTTATTTTCTGCATATGGAGCGTCTGCCCGCTTCATAACGATGCCCTCGATCTTATTTT